TGGCCAGGAACTGGCCTACGACATGCACTACCGGTCCGGGAGCCAGTACCGGTGGCACGGACATATCCAGGACTGCTATAACGGCCTGCCGAACCGATTCGAAATGATGAAAATGGCATGGCCGAAAAACGCTAAATTTTTCTTTATCTCGGAGGTTGTGAATGGGTCATATTAAACAGCTATTGGCGCTTGAGAACATCGAGCCCAGGCATATCACGTCGACATCGATCTGGACAGATCTGTGTGAGGATATCCACCTGCACTACCGAAACCTGCGGCTGGATTTTTCCCAAAAGGAATGGGCGCACTTCCGGGCGGCGATTAACCACCTGGGGATGGCGACAGAATTCCAGACAGAGCGCTACCAGTACGAAGAGGGGGACCCGAACTTTCTGGTCTCAATGCATTTTAACACCCCGCTGCATTCGAATTCGGAATACTACCCGAACCGGTTGAGCATCGAGCTGCAGCGAGATGATACCGTACACGTGCACTACCGGGACCTGAGAATGCACTATACGGTAACAGAATTTAAGGCCATCGCCAGGGCATTTGTAAGGGCACTCCAGCAATTCGAGAGCCCGACCCCATGGCCTTATCCGGACATTACCGAGCCGACCCGGTTAATGGTCGATATCAATGCGGTGACCCCGTGGGATGCTGGCCATCTGCCCGGTGCTATTGATGCCGAGCACCGGGCCGGTATCGAATATGCCAAGAGGCTGATTAAAGACGGCAAAAACCTTCGGCCCATCCTGGTGGATACCAGCGGACAGAGAAAAGACGGCTTTAAGCGGTACATGGCGCAGTTGGAAATGGATATCGATGTGATCGAATGCATCGTGGACCCGAATGCCAGGATGGGCGGTCAGAACAACCAGAGCATGATCGACGATGAGGGGTGACTGTGGGCTGGTCAAGAGAGGACCTGGTAAAAAACCTGGAGATGCCCGGATTTGATAATGACGTCAGTATCTGCCAGACCCACCGGGACCTCTATCAGATTGTAAAAGACAATCCAAGGGCGGTCGATCTGCTGGTTGACGCCCATGGTTTTGCAAAGCGGATGGATGAAAAACTAAGAGCCTATAAGCAGAAATTTGGCGAATGAATTGCAATATCTGTAATATACCGATGGACCACATCACGGCGGATCTTTACCGGTGCCGACGGTGCGAGCTGGTGTCCAGCCAACTGAAAGCCGACCCTGCCTTATATGACAAGGCGTATTTTGAAAAATACAAAAGGTATGCCGGCACCCGCCGCGGGAAAAAGATCAATGCGTTCCGGTGGAGCTGGATCAAGCAGCATATCGACGGTGGCCACATCCTCGATTATGGATCCGGGGCAAACCAATTTATCCACATGAATCCAAACGGGACTTTCCGGGTGACCGGATATGAAATCAACCCGTTTTCAGAATATTACCACGCCGATCCGCCAGAGTATGATGCCGTGGTCCTATGGGACGTGCTTGAGCATGTCGACAACCCTGTCGGCCTGGTCCGTGGGTTCGGCGCTGGCTGGCTGTTTTTAACGGCTCCGAACTGTGGCGGGGTCAAACAATTTACAACATGGCGCCATTACCGGCCCCATGAGCATGTGCACCATTTTAACCTAAAGAGCATCGACGCGTTGTTCCGGGCCTGCGGGTACCAGTGGCGGTCACTAACATTTGAAGAGGGCAGCATCCGGAATCCCAAAAACCCGGGATGGTTAATGACGGTCGCTGCGCAAAGAGAGGGCAAATGATCGAAAGGTTGGGTGAAGAGGGAGAGATGGTTGCACCAGAGGATATTGTGTTAAAGCTCAACGAGATAACAGACCTTTTAAACAACATCGCATTTACGATCATCAACTATACCCAGAAAACAGGGCCGGTCAACACGTTCCGGCCGCTTGACCCTGATTCGGATGAAATGGAACTTGAAAATGTCGGATAACAATTACCCCATCAAGGGCAAAGAGGGCACCAGAAAGGTGATCGTCGCCTCACACGAGCGCTCCGGCACGCATTTTCTAATGAACACACTTGCCTATAATTTCGGCTATGTGTCTGACCCGTGGATCGATATCGACATCGAGCAAGTGATAAATCCCTTTGCCGCGTCGAATATCGCCGACTTTTTAAACCACTTCTTCGGGGAGCCGATCTTAAACACCTTCAAGACGCATTTCCCGGCGGAGTTTTTTCTACCGATCCTAAACACGCTACTCGATGATTATCAGGTGTTTTATATCCACCGGAACGGTGCCGAAACGATGAACAGCTTTGCCAAACACCTAAACGCATACGACTGGTATGCCGGCCCAAAGGTGCGAGACGGCATGGAGTTGGCAACGGCAGAGCCCTCCGGATACCTGATGCGGTACCAGTGGGGGCAGATCCCGGACATGCACGCCCGCTGGAAAGCGCATGTAAAGGGCTGGATGCTGCTGCCTGAAAAATACCGGGACCGGATTATTTACGTCAAATTCGAAGAGTTAAACCTTCGATTTGAAAATACCGTAAAGGAAATCGCCAAGGCGCTCGGAAGGCCGCCGGTAAAGAACATTACCAGGCCGAGCAAATACGAACACGTTATCACGCCGGAGGGATAGAAAAATGTCAAAGATAGACTGGAAAAGAGACTTTCAAAAAATTGTGCCGCACAACCGATATGTGCAGGACGGCATCACTTATGACAACGCAGGAAACCCGCTGCCCGGACAGGAAGATGCCATAAGGCGTGCTTTTGGCGCACCGGAAGAAGCGCCGCCGGCAGAGGCCGCCCCAAAGCCGAAAAAGAGCGCAAAGCGGCAGCCGAAGGCGCCAAAAGCCCCGGAGCCCGCCACGGAGGCCTCTGATGGAGACGTTCAGCTATGACAACGGTCTTAGAAGAGTTTAAATACTCGATCGTGCCCTACACCAAGGGCCGCGGCATCCAGCTGATGGCTCCGGAGGAAACCGAAAAGCTGTATGCCCATTTTATCGCATCGGCCCCAGAAGATCTCTATCTGATCGCAAACGGCATTCTGGATTTTATCGTGGTTGCCAGCGGCATTCCTTTGGACCTCGAGATGTTCTGGAAAAAAATAAAACAGGGCGGCCACCTGGTGCTGTTTCAGCCCGGCGGGTGCGGCGGGATCATGGCTCAGATCGGCGGGTTTGATTTTTTGATCAGCGAGCGTCTGGACAATGCGTTTTTTCAGGTGTTCCGAAAGCGGTGTGACCGAAGGTCGACGTTTCCATACAGGGATCCGAAGCCGGAAAAAACCTGTGCTGTTATCCGGTACGGCGGGTTTGGGGATATGATTCAGTTGTCATCGATTCTGCCGCACCTAAAGGCCGAAGGATACCACATCACCGTCTATACGGGACCAAACGGCGTGGATATCATCACCCATGATCCGAATATCGATAAAATTATCTCACAGCAAAAAGAGCAGGTCCCCAACCTGGAACTGGGGCCTTACTGGAGCGTGCTCGAAAAGAAATACGACCGGTTTATCAACCTGTCGGAGTCGGTCGAAGGAACTATGCTGGCTCTTCCCGGCCGGCCGAACCATCGCTGGTCGGACCGCGTGCGCCACCAGATGATGAACGTCAATTATTCGGAGTTTATCCATTCCCTGGCCGGGGTCCCGGTTGAGCATCCCTTACAGATCCGGTTTTACCCCAGTTCCAAAGAACGAAAATGGGCCAAAAAGCAGCGACGGAAAATAAGTGGGCCGGTGATCATGTGGGTGATGACCGGATCCGCGGTGCACAAGGTGTGGCCATATTTTGACCAGGCCGTGGCAAGGGTCCTTTTGCAGTATCCGGACGCACACATCGTTGTCGTCGGAGACGAGATCAGCCAGCTGGGGGTCAGCGGCTGGGAGGCGGAACCGCGCATTCACGACAAGTGCGGCAAATGGAGCATCCGGAACACACTGGCCTATGCTGAAACCGTCGACATGGTGGTGGGCCCCGAGACCGGGGTTATGAATGCGGTGGCCATGCTCGATATGCCAAAGGTTCTGTTTTTGTCGCATTCGTCCCCTGAAAATCTGCCTAAACACTGGGCAAACTGCTACAGCCTGACCCCGGAAAGCTGCCCGTGCTATCCATGCCATCGGATGCACTACGGGTTTGAATACTGCCACCGGAACGATGAGACCGGCGTGGCCGACTGCCAGGCCAAGATATCCGCCGATGCGTTCTGGGCGGCATTTGTAAGCGCGGTTGAACCGAAATCACAAATAATAAGGGCGGCATAATATGGCGACCTCCGGAACATACACACAGACGGTCACGGCTACTCAGATCATCACCGACGTTTTTGTCGACCTGGGCATCATCGGCGCCGATGAGACACCGGCAAGCGATGAAGAGCAGCACGCGATCAGAAAGCTCAACAACCTGATCAAGCAGCTCGAGGGTCCGCCGAACTTTATCACGCCGGCCGAAAAAATGTGGCAACGGGAAACGGCGACCCTTACCCTTGCCGCCCAGGCCAGCTACGACCTAAAACCGTCAGGCGGCGACCTTGATATACAGATACCGGTTGAGATCATCTCCGTTCTGCTGCGGCATCAAACAGATGACACCGACTCGCCGATGAGCCCGATGACATATAAAGAGTACCTGTCGCTGGGGGACAAAACGGCAACCGGGACCCCGAAAAGATACTATTATGAACGGAGAATTGATACCGGGAAGCTCTATTTCAACCTGGTCCCAAATGCCGCGGCCATTTCAACCTATGAGGCGCTTATTGCATACCGGCAACCCCTTGAGGTGATCAGCGCCGGCGCAAACGAATTTGACATCCAGCCGGAATATTACCGGGCGCTTTACTGGGGTCTGTCAAAGGAACTGGCGGCAATCCCGGCCTATGCGTCTAAAACCGATTTTTCGATGGTCACGGGCATGGCCGCAGAGGCCCTGTCGGTAGCCAAAACTTTTGAGCCGGAAACCTGTACGGATTATTTTCAACCCGGGAAAGACTAAATGGAAATTGGACTGCCAAGAGGCGCCTTTGAGGGGCGCAGCAGAAGTGTCAACCCGCAGGTGGTTCAGAACCTGTTTGCCGAACTTGACCAGGACGGCGGAAAAACCGTGCTGGCGCTGTACGGGACCCCTGGGCTGTCTGCATGGGCAACGATTGCGGCGGGCTCCGTGGTCCGGTCCGCCTATGTCTTCGGATCAGCCCTTTACGTGGTTTGCGGTGCAAAACTCTATTCGGTATCAACCGCCGGCACGGCAACCGAACTCGGCAGCCTCGACACCAGTACCGGCCATTGCGATATGTTTGATGATCGCACCTATCTGATCGTCTGTGACGGCACCTCTGGCTATACATACAACCCGTCAACAACGACGTTTGCGAAAATCACAGACAGCGATTTTATCGGCGCCACTTCAATGGCCTCGGTTGATGGCTACACATTTACCGCCTATGGGGACCAGGTACAATCGTCAACCCTGGTTGTTCCGACGGAATATTCTGCACTTGATTACACGACCGAACGCGGTAAGGCGGGCAGCATCGTCTCGCTGGCGGCAGCCAAGCGGTGGTTGTGGGCGTTAAAGCAGCGCTCCGGCCAGGCTTATTACAATACGGCTGGAACAAATTTTCCGTTTTCGGCCGTGCCCGGCGCGGCCATCGATCACGGATGTGCGGCATTCGGCACCGTCCGGGAGAAATTCGGGTCCCTCTACTGGCTGTCTGATAAGCGGTGGGTCGTCAGGGTCTCCGAAGGCAGCTATCAGGTTGAAAAGATCAGCCCAGTCCAGCTGGACTACCAGCTGTCTCAGATCGGTACCATATCGGATGCGATTTCGCACATATATGATGAGGCGGGCCATGTATTTTATCAGCTGACGTTTCCGACAGACGAAAAAACTTATGTATTAGATATCACCACGGGGTTGCCGCACACCCGGGCAAGCTACGATAGCGACGCTGAGGACGACACCCGGCACTGGGCAAATTGCCATGCCTACTTTAACGGCCGCCATGTCGTCGGCCACTACTCGGACGGAAAGCTCTACACCCAGTCAATGAGCACCTATTATGACGGATCCAGCCGAATCAGGCGAATTGCAACCTTTCCAAATATTCACGACCCCAAATACGACACTGGCCTGAGGATTAACCGTTTCGGCATTGAGTTTGAATCTGGCGTGGGTCTCAGCGGCGGCGTCCAGGGAGAAGACCCCCGGGCTATGTTCCAGTATTCGAAAGATGGAGGCAACACATGGTCAAATGAGCGCTGGGGCGGTTTTGGCGGCATCGGCGAATACGGCAAGCTATGCGAGATCAGGCGATGCGGCATCTCAAAGAAAGTTAAAGGGTTTATTCCGCGGGTGATTATCACGGATCCGGTAAAGATAGTGATGGTCTCCGCATATGCGGACATAGAAAAATTGAGGGCGTAAATGGGCATCGATCCGATATCGGCACAGTGGAGTATCACGGTAAAAGGGGATCCTGTCGGGATCAACTGGCTCCAGTGGCTTGATGTGCTAAGGCGGACGTTGACCGAATCGTATTTGGCAGACAATGTCGGTGGAACCGCGGACAAGGTCACCGTCACCGACAATGGGGACGGAACCGTCACCTTGACGATTCCAGACACCTTCTTGCCGAGCGGGGTTATCGGTACCGCAAACGAGATCACCGTCACCGACAATGGAAACGGCACGGTCACAATATCGGGCGCCGGAAGTGATACCGATATTACGGTCGTTACCGACCTGCAGGCCGGTGGCGCCGGCGGGGTTGGTTTTCAGTATAAAACGCGGGCGCTGACGTTAAACGGCGGCATCATTACGACCGTTGCCGACGAAAGCGATTGGAATGACATATGAAAATTTATAAAGCAGAACTATGGAGCTGGGAAGGTGACGAGGGGGGTTACGGGCAAGGCGGCGGCGAAGTAGGCGATGTGGATAATGGCTTTGGCAGCTTTGAGGGCGGCGGCGGCGGATGGAATTATGCAGGTTCGATACAGGACGAAATCGGTGCCCCCGGCACAAGGGGTTACAGCCCGGTCGATAAAGGCGGGAAAGCCGTAAACCCAGACGACAGGCGCCGGCAGATAGAAAGCGTGGCCCGTGCCGGTTTGTACATGGAGCCCACCTGGAAAAATTATGTCAAAGCGGTGATACCGAACATTGCGGTCCAGGCCAAGAACATAAAAGACCTGTTCGATCGGTTTAATGATACGGCCAAAAAAATGACCGCCCAGGGCATTTTTCCCGATGAAAAAACGGCTAAAGCCTATCTCGGAAACCTGGCCAGAGAGGACCGTGAGGCGATCGCCAACAACGTCACCCACGGCGACCAGGGCCGGACGGAACTGTACCAGATGATCGATCAATATGCCGGTGGCGACGGATCCGGATCCGGGCTGACAGAAGCCCAGACCAGACAGAAGGCCGCTCAGGCGTATATCGATAACGACCCGGCAGCTAAAGCGGCGTGGGAAGATATCCAGCGAATCAACCCAAAATGGAAATTGGAAGATTGGGCTGAACTGAATTACAAGTCTCGTGTCGATGCCGGCCAACAGATCCCAGCATATCCGGAAATCGATCCGGATAGCGGCGAGATCAAGGCGACAGAGCCAACCGACCCAGCGGCTACCGACACCGGCCCGAAGACCATCGCCGATGACTATGCCAACCGGTACAACCGGCCCAGTAACGCACTGGCATCCACCAGCGCGCCAGCATATACCGGCGGCAATTACAACCCGAATGATCGGACAGGCGGGGGCGCCTTGATACCCGGAACTGACGTCGGCGCACCCGGTTTCGGTGGTAGCGGCGGACCGTTACAGATCGGTCCCGATCATCCGCTTTATGATAAATTTCAAGCCTTAAAAAGCGAAGCCGGCGCCGGCACTCCGCAGCTGGCCCGAAGCGTCAACACGGCCCCAAGAAACGCACTTATAAACGGAGGCACCTCCATGCCTGCATCAAACATCAATACCCCGGTATGGGATATGTACAACCGGGGTTACGGCGACCTTACGACCGCCAGAGACGCCGGAATCGGCGATGTGAGAAACGCCCTTGCCCAGGGCCGGACCGACCTGACCAGTTATTACAACAAGGGCACGGGTGATATCCGCGAGTTTTACGGCAAGGGGGTTGAGGGTGTCGAAGATTATTACGGCAAGGGCCGTGATGATGTAGTCGAATATACCGAAGAGGGGCAGGGTTACTATGAGCCCTACGTCGATGCCGGTAGAAACGCACTGGCCACCCTCCAGGCCATGCTTAAAGAGGGGGTCCCTGGCGCCGAGAAGGTCCTCGAAGACCCGGGATTTCAATTCCGGCTCGATCAGGCCGAAAAAGCCATCCAGCGATCTGCAGCGGCCGAAAACGATCTGATCAGCGGCAACACCCTCCGGGAGCTTGGCGAGTACGGCTCCGACTACGCATCCAGCGAATATCAGAAAATGATCGACCGGTGGTATCAGTCGCTGACGCCGTATGAAAAAATGGCGTATGATGCCGGCCTTACCGCTTCGGCCGGATCGGCGGATCTTTCCAAAAATGCCGGAAACGTGCTTGCGCAGCTGGCAGACAGTGCAGGCGGAAAACTGGCCACCCTCGCATCGACCACAGGCGGGCAACTCGGCAACCTGGCGGGCATGACCGGCCAGAACCTGGCGAACATCGAAATGGACGCCGGCGGTAAAATCGCAGGGATCCGAACCGACACGGCGAAGTCACTGGCAGACCTTGGCCTTAATTCGTCAAAGACTGCCACCTCGAACCTGCTGGCCAAAGAAGCCCTCGGAGTCGACTGGGGCAAGCTGAAACTGGCAGAGCTCGAGCCAGAGCGTCAACGGAAATTCGCCGAAGAAACCGAAATGCCGTTTGCCGAGCGGATGGCCGATAAGGGCTATAATTTTTACAACGACCAGGCCAGCCGCAATCGTACAAATAATCTACTGAACAGTATAATGTTGGGCGGTGGGATGCTGTTAAGTTAAGGAGGTTGATCTATGCCTTATTCAGTACCGATGATGAGACCGCCGGACCCGGTGTATCTTGATTTTGCATCGCCGATAAAGGCGTTTATGGACAGGCGGGACAAAAAAGAAGAGGAAAAACGAAATGCACTTCTTCTGCAGGCCCAGCTGAAAAATTACGAGGTCAGAAATGCACTTCGAAACACGCAGATCGCAAACGAGGAGCTGGAACAAAAAGAAAAAAAACTTGATTATGCCATCCGCACCATGCCGACTGATCCGGCAGGGTTTAAGGCGCACATAAAAAAGCTGCGCGACGAAGGCGTCATCCCACAGGATCCCAAATATAAAGGCGTGCCGTATCTCGAGGTGCCCGATGTCGAGGTCCCAAAATTTAGAGAGGCATGGTTAAACAGCACGATGTCCCTCAAGGATCGCATAGCGCAAAACAAGGCCCAGAACCAACCTTATCACGCAACCACCAGAGAGCAGATGCTGGCCGATGAAGAGGCAAAACAAAAGATCAAAAGTAGAAACGCCCTTACTACCGGGAAACCCTCGTTTAAGGCCATGGCCGATGCCCCGATTGAACTGCGGGAAAAGGCAAGTTTTATCACAAACGAGCTGGATAATGGTTATGTCACCGGCAAAAGAAAAAGAAAAGAGGATATCGACCAGCGCGACTTAGACGCCCTAAGACAAACGGCAAGGGCGTATGGGTACGAAATGAAAACCAGGGACCGAAAAGAGGTTGTAAACTGGGGCAAGGATTATACCTCTATAGATATTTGGTTTGAGCCCGCTGGGGCATCCCCTGGCGCGTCAGCGACTGGCCGCCGCCCGGCGGCGGAGAAGCCCGCGGCGAAGAAGGGGCCGAAGCGGAGTTGGCGGGATTACGATTATTCGGCACCCCCGCCGACCGATTACGGGGAAACGGGCGGTTACCCAACGCCGGCCGGAGACTCAACCGTTGATACGCCACGGCTACCCAGACAGACAGTCCAGCCCCAGCCGATACCGAGCGGTCCGGAGTCGGTGCCGGGCTCGGCACCCATCCCGATGGCACCCGCTACGCCGCCGCCACAGATGAGGCAGGTTCCGGCAGCACCCGTAAGAAATGCGCTAAAACTGCCAGGCGCCGGACCGCCGATTTCTATGAGCGGAATCAAGGCGCCAGTTAAATCCGGTGCACCCATCGAGCCGGGCGGGGCCGCTATAAACGCGCCGGCAATTACCAGGCCGCAGAGGTCAAGGGGTCAAGTAAAAACGCTCAAAGTGCCCGATACCAAGGACCAGTCAAGAACCGGGCCGAGGACATTTAAAGTCAAGGACCAGTCGGTCATGTCCTTGGGCGGAAAGGGCCAAAAAGTGTCGCAAATAAACCCGGGGCTTTACCTTATGGAGGATGAAGAGACCGGCAAACTGTTTATAAGAAGCCAGAACTCAAACTGGATAGATGTCAATTCGCTTGAACCCGGAAGTTATCTTCACCGGTTATTTATGCGACTTGTCAGACAGAGTCAGCTCGAACGGCAAATGAATGCGCCTGCCTAAATAGGTGGTGGTTGATATGATGATACCTGAAATTAAAAAATGGAACAACGACGACCAGTTTTCGAACCTGCCTTATACCCGTAAACAGTCGATCCTCGACAATTATTTTAAAGAAAACCTGGCGGACGACTCGTTTAACGGTCTCCCGGGGGCTGATCAGGAACGAATAAAGGCCAACTTTATCACAGAGCATATCGGTGTTCCGTCAGTGGGCGATGTCGCGCCAGCGCCATCCGTACATGGAGCCCGACAATCGCGCAATCTGTTGGCCAGTATCCCTATGGACCCCGGGTTTATGACCGAAGCCGGGCCGGTTCCGGATATTCAGAAACCCGGGCCAGGGATAGACCCAAACAAAAGCCCATTTCAGATCGGCAAGTCAATTCTCGAGGGGGCTAAAAATATTGCGAGGCAAAGGTTGATGTACGAATCCGGAATGTCAAAGGGGATTCCAGACATCAGCGAAGAAGACTTTGCACGGATGCACGGATCTCAGTTTTATCTCGATCCTTGGAGCCACCCGAGTTTTCTACATACACAACCCGATGCAGCAAAACAACTCGAAAAGCTCGCAAAGTCAGAAGGCTTAAAACCAGATAAAAAATTTCAGGAAACATCTTCATTTATTGAAGATGTGAGCATGATCATTCCCCAGCTGGGAACACAGGTGCTCATGTCACTGGCAGGAGGGCCTCCGGCTGCGATGGAGGAAATGACAAAACAGATAGCCGGCGCCACCTATGAAGACCTGTTAAGCCAAGACGTTGAGACCAAAAGGGCTCTTACGGCAGGGATTGTCAACGGTTTGGCCCAGGCCCCCCTTGAACAGGTCGGTATTGGAAAGGCCATGAAGTTTTGGAAAACCAGGGGGCCGATCCTTAGCAAAATTAAGGGACTGGTCGGGGTTGCAGGTACAGAGGGTGTGACGGAATGGATGCAGGCGTATCCGGATGAATTTATTTCTCTTTTTGCCAAAAACCCAGACAAATCGAAACTTGAACGGCTTAAAATGTTCGTTGGCGATCTTTGGAAAACAACCAAACAAGGCGCTTATGAAGGTGCCGTTGGCGGTGCTGCTGGGCTTTTATTGGGAGCGCCCGGGGCCTTTGTTCGGGGAAATAAAGAAAGTGAGAGCCCTCCGCCTAAACAGATAGAAGAAACAAAAAAAATCACTTACACACCACGTTCGGCGGAATCCGGACCGGCTATTCAAACCGTTGCGCCAAAACCGACACCGGCCCTACCCATGCCCGAACACGCAGGCGTGCCCGCACGCGCAACGGTGCCCAATCTATTGGATATCACACAGCGCCCAGAGGCGCCCCCCATCTATGGATTTGAATCCGGAAAAGAACCTATCATCGGACCCGGCGGGGAGTTTATCGCGGCGGATCCAGGCGCGGTGGCCAAGCGACGGCCGCCGTATCCTCAACAAGAAAGAGTCTCCGGACCCCAGGCAAAACTACCGGCCCCTGGTGAACCGCAACTGCCGGCCGTGGTCCCGCCGACCGATGCCGGTGGTAGGATTGTCACCCCGGAATCTCCATCCATGGGCCCCCCGGGCGAAGGTCAATGGGAACAAGGGACCGGCCGGGTATCCCCGATGAGAAGAAACGCACTGGCGCCGCCCCAAAAGAAGCTGCCTGCACCGGTGCCCGGGCAGTTGCCAGCGCCATCGGCCAAGGTGGGGCCAACGGGCGCCGGCCAGTGGCAGGCTGAAAAGATCCGCGGTAAACTTCCGGGAGAACAAAAGCCGCCGATTGAGATGGACGCTGGCCAACTTTCAGCCGAAGACAAGGCAGTGATCCGGACCATCCGTAAATACAAAAGCCCCGAACGTTTTAAGATGTGGGTTGATCAGAACCGGGACAAGATACCGGACATACATCCACATGTTATGACGGCGGCCAAAGCGAAATATCGGGCGCTGACCGGGGATGAACTTGATTTTTCCGAGCGTGCGGCTGCCACCGGACCCGAACCCGGGGCGCCACCTCCCGCACCGGAACCGGCTGGGCAGCCGCATACCGATATCGAAGAGGCTGCCCAGGAGGCGGCTACCTCGCCTGAAAACGACACGCCGGAGCCGACACAGGCTCAAAAAGAGGCCGGCAACTACAAAAAGGGCCACGTCACTATCAATGGTATGGACATCGCCATTGAAAACCCGAAGGGGTCAAGGCGATCCGGAACAAACAGCCGCGGCAAGAAATGGTCCGTCAAAATGGAAAATCACTATGGATATTTCAATCGGACTGAGGGTAAAGACGGTGATCAGATCGATGTGATTGTCGGTCCCGACTTGGAGAGTAAGAAGGTTTTTATCGTCGATCAGATCGACCCTGAAACCGGTAAATTCGATGAGCATAAGACCCTGGTCGGATTCAAGGCCAAGACCCACGCCCGAAAGGGATACCTTGGAAATTACGAGAAGGGCTGGAAGGGGCTCGGTGCGATCACCGAAGTGCCGATCGAGGAATTTAAGGAGTGGGTTGGAGATGGTAAAAGGAAGACCAAACCGTATCATGATGAGTCGCCGACCGTAAACGATGTTGAAAAAACGGAAAAACCTGCGCCGGAGACAAAAAAACAAAAAAACCTGATTGAAGAATCTCCAATAGATCTGGATGTTCTTCCGGAAGGATGGGAAAAACACGATACAAGTACACCGCGAAGGGCAGTTTATACCAATAATGCCGGTGACTATCTCAATATAACCACAAAGGAAAACGGATCATATCTTGTTAAGCACGATCGGGCTATCGTCGGCAAAAGGAATGTTACGAATATCGTTGTCGATGGTGCTACCCTTCCGATGATGAGCGATCGTGTCATTGACTTTATGCGGAAAAAACAGCCTAAATCGGCGCCCGCCAATATCGAGGCCGAGCTCGAATCGGCATCCATGGAAGATATTGAAGCCATGTTCGATGAGGCGGTTACGAATGCCACAGGCAAACCCCTACCAATCGAGAAGAAACCGGCCAAACCAAAAGAGCCCGAAACGGTTGAATTCGAAGTCAGAACCTTCACTGGTAAAACCGAAACTCTCTCAGTGCCGAAAGACCCGCATGCGGCAAAGAAAAAGGCCCCTCCGGTGGAGTCAGCCGTGGGGAAAAACATCGACGGCGAAACCGTTTATGAAGATGAAAACGGGCGGTATATTTTAGAAACTGTCGGCGGGACCGAATTTAGAGACCGGCCTGCCAGGGCAATCGGCCCCCGGGGCGAGACGTATGGACCAGAATCTCCCCAATCTTTGTATAGTAGTAAAAAAACCAAATATTTAACTCAAAATGAGGTTGAAAGTTTTGAAAAGAAAGAGGGCAAGCGAACCCTCGTCACCGGTGAAAAAATAAAAAGTCTTTCCATCCCTGAAATGTGGAATGAATATGGGAAAAAAGGACGGAGGAGGCTGCTTAAGGAAACGGTATTAAGAGACCAGTCAGAGTATCTATCACAAATTGACTGGAAGGATCTTAGCTCACGGGATAAAGATATAATTTTAGAAGGCTCCCCGGGGCCGAAAGATATAAAACAATCCCCATCCGATATCCTAAAAAAAGCCGCTAAAGAAGGCGTCAAGGGCCTCGATGAAGTCACCAGGGGTCTCTATGACCTATTCGGCGGCGGTGCCCTCAAATCCTTCCCGGGAGGCTTTGACGAAGACACCTATGCAAAGGCAAAGCCCCACTTTGATGCAGGGTTTAATAGCTTTGTTGAATCCGGCAAAAGCCTGAAGGATTTCATAAAGTGGGTTGTGGACAGTTTCGGTGCTGCGGTAAAGCCATATTTGATGAAATGGGCGGGTGATAAGAAGTCAAAAACATTGACAAAAGGAGAAAAAACCCCTACAATTAACCAGGAACCTCAAAAAGGGGAGAAGACAGATGAAAGCGAGCCCGGCAGCAAGCAGGTGGTGGAAAGCTCGGCTGATTTGGCTCCTGGAACACGAACCGGAGGAGACCGGGGAGAAGTTTCAAAAACGCCGAAGGAAGTTGTTCCTGGAACTGAAAAACAAGGCGGGCCACGCGGCGGATCAGTATCAGAACCTGAAGAAAGCGGGGAGGTTGAACCCGGACCAGATCGAGGAAGTCGTGATGAACATGGTGGCACCGACAGATCTGGAACCGAGCCCGAATCAACTGCCCGAGGATCTGTATCTTCAGATACGGGAGTGGGGGGAGAATCCGGCCGAGTATCAGAGTTAGCGCCCGAAGATCAAAACCATGTTATCAAACCCGATGATGTTCTTGTTCCGAAAGGTCCCGAGACCCGCATAAAGGCCAATATAAAGGCCATCCAACTTTTAAAGAAACTCCAATCCGAAAACCGGAATCCATCCCCGGATGAAAAGAAAATCCTTGCCCAATATGTCGGGTGGGGGGCTTTTTCTCAAAAAGTATTCAACTCCGATTTCACCAACTACCTGAAACGCCACAAAGACACCCACTCTCCGGAAGATTGGTTCTGGCAGGATAACGCGAAAAAATATCTCCAGTGGGAAAAGAAATACGGCCGGAAACTGCATCCCGATCTCGGTGGCCTGCTCACCAAGGAGGAATGGGCCAGTGCCGAGGCTTCCACCATCAATGCCCATTATACCTCCAGGGGGGTTATAGATGCCATGTGGCGCCTGGTGGATCGACTCGGTTTCAAGGGCGGTACCGTGCTTGAGCCTGCGGCCGGTGTCGGCCACTTCTTCGGGTTGATGCCGGAAAAAATGGCGGGAAAATCCTCACTGATCGGCATCGAGAAAGATACCATTTCCGGTGGAATTCTTGAAAAACTTTATCCGGGCGCAAATATCCAGACGAATCGGTTCGAAAAATCAAAGGGTATTACCGACAATTCGATGGATCTGATCATTACAAATGTTCCTTTTGCCAACATTCCGATCACAGACAAGCGGCATCCGGACTATTCCGGATGGTCGCTGCATAATTATTTCTTTGCCAGGGCCTTAACCGCCGCTAAACCGGGCGGCATTGTGGCCGCCATCACAACGTCATGGACCATGGATGCCAAATCAAACGGCAAGGTGCGTGATTACTTAGGCAATCAAGCCGATCTGATCGGTGCCATCCGGCTGCCGAACAATGCTTTTGCCGAAAATGCCGGCACAGAGGTTGTGACAGACATCCTGGTGTTCCGGAAAAAGGACAATTCAAAATCATCACCCGGGAAAGATTTTAGAATCAGCACCATTCTCGAAACCAAAGAGAGCCAGAAAGTTGAACAGGAACTGCAGGCGGCCAGGGATAAGCTGGAAGATCTTAAAAAGAACAATCCGAAACGCGCATCGAAAGAGTATCGAAAGAAACTTGCACAGGCCAAAGAGAAGGCCGATGAATTACTGACCGAATACCAGAAATTATACAGTGTAAACGAATACTTTATTAAAAATCCGGAAATGGTGCTCGGGAAACACTCCATGAAAGGCACCATGTATGCCGATAACACCTACACGGTTGAACCAGCTGGTGATCTTGACGAAAAACTTTCAAAGGCGATCGAGAGTTTTCCGGAAGATGTTGCCGGTGAGGGGTCCGATCTTTCAAAGCTGGAACCGGTCCGATTTGCTGCACTGGATGCCAAAGAGGGAACGTTAACCAAGTATGATGGAAAGGTCTATTTGATCGAAAACGGCCGAATGGTTGAGCCCCATTATCTTAGCTCCACCGGGAAGGTGCAGAAAGTAACCGGCGTCAAGTTGAAACGGTTGGAGCAATACCTGAAGGTCCGAGATCTGACCACAACCCTTTTTGACCGGATGGCCGCCATCGATGCCACCGATGAAGAGATACAGGCGCTGCAGGCAAAGCTGAATGTCCTCTATGATAATTTTGTTAAAAAGCATAAATACTTCGGGGATACCACCAATTCATATATTCGGAAGGTCGACAATGACTTTGCGGTTGTTGACGCCCTGGAAATCGAAGATGATGATGTAAAAGGAAAATTCAACAAGGCGCCCATCTTTACCACCCGGACCATATACCCGTTTATCGAGCCCACAACGGCAAAAGATATCGACGATGCTGCAAATCTCTCCATGGTTTATCGGGGAGGGATAAAAGCCGACTATATCGCATCTCTGATTGGTGAACAAAATCTTGACAAGGTAAAAACTGATCTGGTTAGCCGCGGCATTGCATTTATGGACCCGTCCACCGGGCTGATGGTGGCAAAAGATCTATATCTTTCCGGAAATGTAAAGAAAAAGCTGATTGCGGCAAAACTGGCCGCCGAAGAAAACCCGACCTATAAGAAGAACATCAAGGCTCTTGAAGCGGTTGTGCCAGAGGATATGGACATCGCCTTTGTTGAATTCCGTCTCGGGTCCTCATGGCTGCCACCTGATTCGATCAAGGATTTTATCAAAGACGTCCTCGATGTTGATGCCAATGTCGAATATGCCTCAAACGATACAACGTCAAGATGGGGTTTGGATGTCACCGGAAACGCATTGAGCGTTAAAAACAGGGAGACATTCGGAACCGATAACTATTCCGGGACGGAGCTTATCGAGCATGCCCTGAATATGCGGCGTGCAAAAGTGATGGTGACCGAACGGGATTTACTCGGGACCCGGACCTATGAGGACAAGGACGCCTCCAAAGAAAATAACCTCAAGATTCAGGAAATCAACACCGAGTTTGTAACCTGGGCGAAAACCCATGAAACCTGGGCGCAGAAGATTCAGGATACTTATAACGAGGAGAAAAACGGCCACGTCCTCAGACGGCATACGGCGCCGGTATTCAGGGACGCCGACGGTAACGAAACCCATCATTTCCCAAATGCATCGGCGGCCATTACCCTCCGCGAACATCAGCGGATTGCCGTGTCCCGGGCACTGCAGGAATCCGTTTTGCTTGCCTATGGAGTTGGGACCGGAAAAACCTTCATTTACATTACCACGGCAATGGAAATGCGCCGGATCGGGACCGCTAAAAAGCCGTTGATCGTTGTGCACAATCAGACCATTGATCAATACCGGAAGTCGTTTAAGATCCTCTACCCCGGCGCAAAGGTCCTCATCCCCAACTCTCAGCAACGGTCATCCAGGATGCGGAAGCGAACACTGGTATCCATGGCCACCGGGGATTGGGATGCTATTGTTTTACCGCAGAGCTTTTTCGACGGCATTGCCAATGACCCGGAACGGGAACAGGCATTTGTCGAAGAGATGATCGACATGATCGATGAGCAGATTGCTGATGCCGAGGCCGAAGAAGGCCGGAACTCCTTTACGGTTAAAGACCTGGTGAAGCTGAAAGAGCGGAAGCGTCAGAAATTAGAGGCGCTTCTTGATCGACGGAAAGATGAGGCGGTTTTATTTGAGCAGATGGGCATTGATGCCCTTTTAATAGATGAGGTTCACGCCTATAAGCGGAGTGAGTTTTATACCAAGCTAAACAAGGTGAAGGGAATTGACAGCGGATCCAGCCAAAGATCCACAAGCCTGATCCTGAAATCAGAGTTTGTCCGGTCTAAAACCGGTGGCAAAAACATCATCACGGCCACCGGGACCCCGATATCAAACACCATGGCAGAGCTCTGGACCATGCTCCGGTATGTGCGGCCGGATCTGCTCGAAGAATATGGGGTGCCTCTCTTTGATGATTTCGCCGGCGCCTTCGGAGACGTTATAGAGGGAACCGAGGAAACCGCGTCCGGGTTTAAACTTGTTGAGCGGTTTGCACGATATGTAAATGGCCCGGAACTGTTGACAATGTTCTATACCGGGGCCGATGTCCGACTGACCAAAGATGCAAACCTGAATCTGCCGAAAATGAAAGGCGGCAAGCCAGAAGTGGTGATATCGGAAAAAAGCCCGGAACTGACAGAGTACATTAAAGATATCATCGCACAGTGGAAAGCCTGGGAGCGCTTGACCGGCCGGGAGAAGATGAAACAGCGGCATGTGCCGCTTGTGCTTTACGGCAGGGCAAAAAAGGCGGCAATCGATTTGAGGCTGATCGATCCGGATTATTATAAAGATGATCCAAGCAGCAAGTTAAACAAAGCGGCTGAAAATATCAAAAGAGTGTACAAAGAGAGCGCCGAAAACAGAAGCACGCAGATTGTTTTTCTCGATATTTTTCAGGACAGTGCAAAAGGCCCAAAATTCAATGCGCACAAGGATCTGAAAGAAAAATTGATCAAGACGGGCATTCCCGCCAAAGAGATTGAGCTGTTTTCCAGTGCCGGCAACAATGAAAAAAAACAGGCACAGATGAAAGACCGGATTCGGTCCGGAGAATCCCGGGTGATCATTGGGTCATCGGCAAAGCTCGGCGTCGGTGTCGATATCGCAAACAAGATGATAGCCGCCCATCATCTTAACGTACCGGACCGGCCCATGGATATTGAACAGCGGGATGGTCGAATTATCCGCCAGGGGAACGAAAACGAGGAAGTTCAGATCTTTCATTATTGCACCAAAGACACTCTTGATAGCGTGATGTTTGGCAGGTTGCTCAAAAAACAGAGATACGCCGACCAGGTGCTGACCGGAGATATTGACGGCCGGAACTTCAATGACCCGTTCAGCGAAGAACAAGCGTCTTTTGCCGAGTTTGCGGCCGCGTCCTCCGGGGAGGCCGGGAAACTCCTTTTCGAGAAAAATGAACTGCTTGCCAATGAAAACAAATACAAAGTGGCACAGCAGGCCCATATCCGGAGGATATCCAATGCCCGGGCAAAGGTCCGGGAGATCCCGAACGATATTGATGGTCTGAAAGAGCGGATGAAGGGTGAGGAAAAGCTAAAGGCAGATATTGAGAAGGCGTTTCCTGAATTATCCCTGCAGGAAGTTGAATTCGAAGGTAAAAAACTGCAAAAAAAGGATTTCCTGGAGAAACTGACAAAGCGCATCGAGACCCTAAAGGCCCAATGGAAAGAAAAATACGAGGGGATGGCCTTTGGGGATTATCGTAAAATTGTCGTCGAGATGCAGGAGAATGGCCAGGTCTCACAATTCAGCGACAATGTCGAGGAAACGATACAGGCCCGAGCCAATGGCAATGTTATCACCCTGTCTTTCCGGGCAAACACCACATGGAACAAGCAAGACAAGCCATCAACCAAGATCCAGTTTGCAGAAGATTGGGATGGAAACAAACAGGTTTTCAGGGCTGTTGATATCGATTTTTCCATAAACGGTAAATTTTTAGCCCATCGACAGTCAAAGGCGGGACGTGTTCGAAACAATTTCACCCGGAACTTTAACGATGTCCTTAAAGAGACAGTAAAACGACCGGATTTTACGAAAGAGTCTATAGCAAAGGCCGAGGGTGAACTTGCCGAATTTGAGAAGATCTCGAAAGAAAAGTTCAAATATAAAAAGGAGTTGGCCGAGGCCCAACGAAGAATAGCCGATATCGATCGGGAATTAGTCTCGTTGTCCAACGAGGAAACGGCCGATATCCCTGCCGCAGAAGAAACCCTCTCCAGAGAACAGGCCGATAAGAACCGGGTGAAGATGCTCAACCGGCTGATTGATAAGATTGCTGGTATGGCGGCATCCGAATCCGGGAACAAAAATCAAAATTCGCTAAAAAAGTTCCACGCCAAAGAGTTGAGATCGATTTTAAAATTTTCCGGTGGGACCGTATCCGATTACTTTGAAAAGGCTGAAGAATATTTTGCACAGTGGGATGATGAATTAAAAGATCAGATCAGTTATGTTGCGGAATCCGACGCATGGCAAACACTCAAAGATGATTATCTGAAAAAAGAGCATCTTCTTGATTATCCTCGATTGATCGGTGGCCACCCAGCATACATGAAGCGAAAACCATCATATTCCGGCAGCCTGATAGCCGATGCGCTTTACCGTGAGTTTTCGCCGGTCATAAATAAATGGAAAAATGCACCCAATATCAAAATATTTCAGAGGCAAAGCGATCTCCCATCACGGATCCTGGCCGAGGCCGGCAAAGACGACATCATCGACGGCGCATACTATAACGGCACCGTCCACCTGGTTGCCGACAACCTCGCATCAACAGAAAAGGCGATGGAGGCCCTATTCCATGAATCGATCGGACATTACGGATTCCGTGGGCTTTTCGAGGGGTCGCCGGAGCTGGCCAGAAAATATCGGAACGTACTCGGCCAGGTGGGCCGCGCAAAACCGGATGAGGTCAAGGCTATTGCCAAAGAATACGGTCTGGATCTGGATATCGAAGACGACCGGCTTCTTGCCGCAGAGGAATATATCTCCATGCAGGCATCGAAAGGCGAAAAGTCATTATTTATTGACAGGATCATCCGGCTTATCCGGGAGTTCTTAAGAAAACTCGGGATGAACCTAAAGCTGGCAGATGCCGAGATTAGGGCCTGGATTGCCGATGCGAAACGGTTTGTCGAAAAGGCGCCGAAGGTTTCCCGGAAGGGCGCGGTCGAGCCGGCGCCAGCGTTTTCCAGCTGGGAAAAGGCCGATCGGTGGTATTCTCAGATGCGGAGTGTCCTGGATCAGAAACTTCCGAACCGAGCGCAGCCTGCCCAAATGAAACAGGTTATCGGGAATTTCGCCAAGAAGGGACAGTTTAAAGCTGAGGAACTGGAATGGTCGGGGCTGAATGAATGGCTGGATGTTCAGTCCGGGAAAGTCTCGAAACAGGCCGTCTTGGATTACCTCGACCAGAACAATTTGCGGGTTGAGGAAGTGGAGAAGGGATCGGCGCCAAGTGGCAAATCTTCTTTTGAGATGGTTGAAGAAAGGTTGCCTGGTTATCGGCTAATGGATGATGCTGATGCAGAGATGGCTATTAGCGGCGAACCGCTGCCGTATTACGTTGTTAATGCGGATGGAGAGCCCACAACAGACTATTATAGCGACCCCCATGATGCAGCTACTGAAGCATTTGAAAATGTTGGGGAGTCAATGGAAGATCCTGAAACCGGCGCCAAATTCGCCCAATGGCAACTACCCGGCGGTGAGAACTACCGGGAGTTGTTAATTACGATGGCCCCTGAAAGAAACATAGGGGCAGAAATTCGCGACAAGGCTGAAGAGCAATTAAAGCCATTAGGGGAAAAGATTCGGAACCGCGAAAAATTGAGTGACGCCGAAGAAGCCGAATATGAGCGATTAACCCAAATTGTCTTAACCACTCCATACCGGTCAGTATCAGAACGTTTACGAAATGCCTACACCTCCACCCACTTCGACGAGCCCAACATCTTAGCCCACGTCCGCTTCAACGACAGGACCGGGCCGGATGGTGAGAAGGTGCTGTTTCTTGAAGAGATTCAGAGTGATTGGCATCAGACGGGGCGGAAGAAGGGGTATAAACAGCCTGGGACATTCACGCGGGAAGAATCTCAGGCATATCAAGATGACATCTACAATCGTTTTGACAGAGGTGAAATAGACAGAGACCAGAGAAACGCCGAGCTTGAGCTACTAAGCGAGATGCGCGAGAAGGGATTTCAAGGTGTCCCCAACGCCCCATGGAAAAAGACCTGGCCGCTGAAAGCCTTCCAGCGGATGGTCCGCTATGCCGCCGAGAACGGGTATGATTCGATAGCCTGGACCCCGGGGGAAGTGCAGGCGGATCGGTATGATTTGAGTAAGCAGGTTGATTCCATTGTCTCCGAAGAATTGGATCCTGGAATTTATGGAATTGCCATATTTAAGGACGGAAAAGAACTTGACACAATGTCGGTTGAAAAAGACAAACTTGCTGACACTGTTGGTAAAGATCTTGCAGAAAAGATAATAAACGCCACAGGAGAGCAAGAATGGAAGGGAGAAGATTTAAAGGTCGGTGGATATGGTATAAGGGCGTTTTACGACAAGATCCTACCTGCCGAAGTCAACAAGTTCTTCAATAAGAAACAGTGGGGCAAGGCGCGGGTTGGGAGCGTTGAAATTCAAGCGCAAGATTATTCTCAGCCAGAGGATTTCCCGTATGCCGTGATAGATGCGAGCGCGTTAGGGATGCCTGGTGAACCAGAAGCGCTTGTTGATAACTTTGCCTCAAGACAAGACGCGCAAGAATATATTGACGAAAACCTTGACGATGCTGGCGAATATAAAATTGAGTATCGCGGCAAACAGAAGGTTTCGGCTCACCGCCTCCCCATCACCCCCGAAATGAAATCAAAGGCGCTCCGCGAGGGGATGCCGCTATTTTCATACGCGGGGAAAAAGGCACGGACCGCCGATCTGCCGGAAATAAAAGCGATCGAGTCAAAAGGAAAGGGCGGGGTAACCAGGCTCGCCTACCGCGACGTGAACGGGAAAAGGGTCGGATCCGCGAGGCTGATGGGGCACACGATCGGAGATTTTGAGGTTGGAAAACCATATCGGCGTCAGGGTTATGGCCAGGCGATTCTTGCAGATCTAAGGGCTCGAGGTGGTAAGGTTGCCTACGCTGGATCTACGGAAGGCGCCAGGGCGATGAGGCGTGCCGGCATGAAAGAAAGCGCCGGCGGCCGGTATGTTTTTGACAATGCTGACCGACCCGCCTTCTCCAAACGCCAGGATATCCCGGGCCCCGTCGAAGATCGCGTCATCGACTCCGCAAACAAAAACCGCCTCGGTGTCATCCCAAAGCGGTCCATGAAAAAATTTATCCGGAAACAGACCGGACAAACCGTTACCATGCGCGATATTGATATGGCCGAAGACAAAGCGCTCAAGATCAAATTAAGAGCCATGCAGACCGCCGCCAGGAAAGCCTATCAGACCGGGAAAAAACTCGGGACCTATGACGAACACCTAAAAATGCAAGATAAGATCGATGTCATAAAAGAGCGTGAAAAGCTGAGAAAGCTCCGCGATAAGCTGAGAAAATACATTATGAAGCGGATCCCGGACAGCATCGATTACTGGTACCGGGAGGCCATCGAGATCCTACAGGAGGAAGTGGACCCGAAGCGCAAGGACATCACCAAGGAGATGAAACGAAAGCGCACCCTGCAATACATACAGACCCTTCCGGCTGGCCAACGGCCGCATATCGGATATTACACCTCGTTGATCGATGCCATTAAAAACAAGCCGTTTACATCCTATACCGTGGATGAGCTCGAAGCGGTGGCAGCGCACGTAAAATATCTAAAAGATGAGGGTAAAAAAGCCCGGATCATGCAGAAACGGTTCGAGGCGAAAAACAGGGAGTATGTCGTCAAGCAGCTGGTCGATACGATCCTCGACGGAAAAGAGCTCAAGGAGCGCACAGGGCCCCCGAAAACCGCATTGCCGAAGCGGATTAAAGAGGGTGAACGCGCCAACTCGCTGACCCCGCAGCGCATCTTTGACCGGCTCGATCACAACCAGAATTTTAGCGGCCCGAATTTTCGCGTTTTTTACCGAACGGTGAATTCAGCCACCCGGGATGAGTTGAAAAAGGAGGCAAAGCGGTTTGAGGCTGGCCTAAAAAAATTAGAGGACCTGGGCATCAAGGCGACAGAACTGGTCAAGACCCAAAAAATCGGCGGCCGGAAATTTACCCATGACGAAATGATCAAGGTCTATATCGGCTGGCAGAACCCGAAGGCTCAAAAGGCTCTTGAGTGGGGCGATAAGATCACGGAGGAATTACACGACCAGGTGGTCGAGGCGCTGCCGGAAAAATATCGCAAACTGGGCGACTGGATCATAAACGAGTATGAACGAAACTACGGCCGCCTGCGGTATGCCGTGATCGATGTGTTCAACAAAGATATGGGATACGAGATCGCCTATTCACCCATGCGCCGGATGGAAAAAACATACGCCACCCTTGAGGAAGAATTCAGCGACGAGCTGCTGCAGCGGTCCCATTACGGAAAGGCCGGCGTCGGCAGCGGATTCCGTATTGACCGGAAAAATGTACCGGACCAGTACCAGAAGCCGATCCTCCAGGGCGCATTCACCGAATGGCAAGACGCGGTGATCAAACAGGAACGGTTTATTCACTTCGGCAAACTGGTCAAGCAGCTGAGCAGTTACGTGCATCATTCCGATTTCGAAGAATCGGTCTACCAGGAATTTTCGGCCGACTATTTCAAAGCCATCGATCGATATGTGAAAAGAATCGCCAACCCCCAGGTTTACCGGTCATTTGGAACGGTTGAAAGCGCTGTCAGCTTTTTGCGCCAAAACCGGGCGATTGCCTACCTCTCATACAACCTGCTGACCGTGGCAAAGCAGGCGCCGTCATACTTTCTACACCTAAGGGATGCCGGCCCCATGCACCTGATGGGTGCGACAGGCCAGTTTATAGCACATCCGGTAGAGACCACGGAATTTGTTTTTGAGCACAACCCGGAGATTCAGTACACCACCATCGAGCGGGAACTCGCAGAGTTTAAGCGCACAAACCCGACCCTGTATGATCGGGTGATCCGCCGGATCGGGAAAGAGGGCATGAAGCTGATACCGGTTGTCGACCGGGTAGTCAAGTCAATCGGCTGGAAGGCGGTCTATGACAAGCATGTCGACCGACTGGGCCACGATGCTGCCGTGGACCTGGCATCGGAGGCTATTAACCGGACACAGCCGATGTTCCGGATGAAGGATGTCGCGGACATTTTCGCCTCCTCCGAATTTTTAAACCTTCTCAATCAGTTCGGAAACCAGTTAAACAAAATTTATAACATCGCCACATATGATCTGCCGGCGGATATTTCAAAGGCCCGGGCCTGGAAAGCGCTTTTAACGGTGATCGGATTGTCACTGTCATCGCTTGGCATATGGGCGCTGTCAAACCGTCGAATTCCAAAAACCAAAGAAGATATTTATGCAGCATTAAGCGACCAGGCGATAAACTCCATCCCGCTGTTCGGCCGGGCAATCAATGCATGGCGTCACGGGTGGGATTATGACATACCGCCGTTTGATGCTGGAAAGGATCTGTTTAAAACCGGCGCTGACCTGACAAAGCAGATCCGGCGGCATGGGCCTGCAGCTGGCGCGGTAAAAGCGATCGAGAAAAATGCGGACAAGATGCTGGAAAGCGTCGATCTTCTCCTGGGCCTACCCTATATCGGCCCTAAACGGGTCTATGAAACGATCGATAAGAAAAACGTCATGGAGCTGCTCGGACCGAAAAAAGGGCCGAAGGAAACAGGTAAAAGGCGGGGACCGAGGATGCCCAAGGCGCCAAGGGCGCACAGGGCACACCAATTTTGATTAGATAGGCAACAGCCGGTGACCCTGACGGCCATCAGGGTCACCACGACGATAAAGGTGGTGCAGGCACCAAAACTGTACTGCCTTTTTTATTGGGGTGATGAGATGGCAAACGCATTATGGTACCCAAAATTCCGGGGGCTCGACTCAAACGGAGATCCGCTATCCGGCGGAAAGGTCTATACCTACACGGCCGGCACGACAACTCCGGTAACGACCTACAAGGACAAGGACGGCGATACGGCAAACGCCAATCCGGTGGTCTTAAACAGCCTAGGCGAGGCCGATATTTATCTGACCGTATCGACCAAGATTGTTCTCAAGGATTCCGACGATGTGACCATCTGGACCCTGGATAACCAGGAGGGGGCGGCGGTCGAGGTGGTGGCGTACTCCATTGTGTCTACGGTTGCCAGCCTATCTACTGGAGAAACAGACGGCGAGCTGCGAATGGATGCGGCCACCGGCAACCTGTATTCGTGGGATGATGGCAATTCGAAATGGCGGATTGTTTCTGGAAATATTTATCCAACCGCCAGTCTACCGACAACGGCCTACACGATTGAGACCGGCACGATCGTGTGGGATTCTACGGCTTCTGTTCTAAAGAGGTGGACCGGCGCGGCCTGGGCGCAGTGGCCCCCTGCGGCTACTGCTACAGCAAGCGGCATCGTCGAGCTGGCCACAGCGACAGAGGTTACAACCGGGTCTGATTCGGCCAGGGCTGCAACACCTGCTGCATTAGCCGGATTACTTGCAAAAGCAGCTGTCTGGTCCGCCTCCCAACGCGCCACCATCCAAACGCTTACCGATGCTGCATCAATCGCATGGGACATGAGTGCGGGCAACGACGCCCAAGTAACGATCACGGATGATCGAGGCTTTGCCCAACCAACAGGTAAGCCGTCCTCCGGCCAGTCTCAAAGCGGAAACCTATGGGTCATCCAAGGCTCTGGTGGTGCCCACGATATTACCTCATGGCACGCTGATTTTGTCACAAAAGACGGTGATGCAATAGACAGCCTCGCAGACGGATCAGAAGGTGACCGGCATAAATTTGCTTACACCTGCCACGGCACTTCCGGAGAGATCGAATTGACCTATATTGGAGTATATAGCTGATGCCGCTTTTCTATGACCAATCGTTTTCAAAGAGTGTAAATGACACAGCCGCCTTTGCAGGTGGAGGTGACGGCGTAGATAATCAAGATGTCATAGATTATATTTCAATAACATCTGGAGGCGTAGCACAAGACTTCGGGAATCTGTTAGATGCGAGAGCAACAAAAGTTGCTGTATCTAACGGCGTTTCTGACAGAGGGGTCTTTAGAGCGGCTGGCGGCTACGATATGCAGTACATAACAATTTCGACACCCGGAAACAGCGTTGATTTTGGCGACTTTGATCAAGACGTTGATGGCAAAGCAGGGTACTCAAACGGAACTTCCGATAGAGGGATATGGGCAGGGGGGCAAGCCGGGGCCTATTATGAGCAAATGGAATACATCACCATCTCGACAACTGGCAATGGTACGGATTTTGGTGATCTGGAGTTTGGTGGAGATATCGACGGATGGCGATCACGATGTGGCCTTTCAAACGGAACTGATGATCGCGGATTGCAAGGCGGAGGCACATCATGGTTAGCACCCCCATCCAGTGCTCAATATAATAATATTTCATATGTCACCATTTCATCCACCGGCAATGCGACTGACTTTGGGGATCTGACAACGGCGAGAGATGGCACAGGAAATGGGCTCGACAACGCCACAAACGATAGGGGAGTCTTTGTAGCTGACCAAACAGATTCCGATGTATTAGACTATGTAACCATTTCATCCACCGGGAATGCGACTGATTTTGGAGATTTACTTGCCTCTCGATATGGCCAGGCATGTGCTTCAAATAGCGAGGGCGACGTTGGTACCATTGCGGGGGGTGTCACCGGGGGCGTTTATACAGACACAATAGGAGTAATTACGATCACGTCAACTGGCAATGCAACCGATCATGGAGATTTAACAGTCGGTAGATCAACATTAGCCGGCGTATCAAATACAGCATCATAGGAGAGGCAAATGGATAAGGATCTGGTAGGTCCGGAAAACGCAATCGGTTTTTCTGCCATCGATAAAATTACAACTTGCGGAAATATGGAATTTAAGATCTTCGGCCCTGAAAAGCTCGACTTAATCGCAGCAGAAATGCCGGAAATAGATAGGGCAACCCGGGTTTTCGGCCGCAAAAATACACAGACGACAAACCGTCTGATGACCCTTACCATGCTTTCAGGGTCATCCCCATATCGAATGCTTCGCCAGTGTTTGGCGGAAATTAATAAAGCCCGAATGGCGCTGAAAAGCAACCGTTATGGAATTG